TGAAACGAAAGGCAACTCTGACCGACGTTTCCCATCGTGTCTACGAGTCTGGCCTGGAACTACACCCCAGCTAGATAGGTCGGACGCGTGGGTCAGAGCTGGCTTCCGTTTCTTTAGCAAACGGGCGCTTAGGCGCGCGTTTCCGCTGGTACCCGGAGGTTTCACCTTCGAGTTGGTACCCCCCCTTGGGTAGGGGGTTTGGGCTGCTTCCACCCTGGTTACTCACCCAGTAACCTAGCTCGCCGCCCCGCTGAAAAGTGGTTACCGGAGTGAAAAGGCAGGAGTTGACGCGCTGAGGGAGGGTTCCGTTGATCTCAGCCTAGACTTCTGACGGATAGCACGCTTTTTACAAACACTTCTACTCAACGTTGCCATGTCTACCATCGTGCGCAACGGTTACCTGGCTTCGGTCCTGGCCAATCCCCGAGGGACCCGCATTAACGGCGACGCTCAGTTCCGTCGTTATCGCGCTAACATTAGAACTGAGGCTACGGTCGGCGGCGTCAACGATGCTCGGCATGTCCAAGTGTCGTATGAGGTCGGCCGGGTGCACCGGACTAAGGGCGCCGCACTAGCTGCCGCCGCGGACAATCTCGTTAGGGTTGAGGCGGCTTACCCCACTGCCGATACTCTGGTGGAGGATTTTATTGGCCTGGCTAAAAAGTACTCAAACTTCTCGGCCTCGTTTGAATACTCCTCGCTCGCTGGTGTCGCCGAGCGGCTCGCTAAGGGACTGGCCGCATCTTCCATCTGGGATGATATGACAGCTACTGACCTCCGCGGGAACCGCGTTCTCAATATATCTGTCCTCGGCACTCACGACGGTCCGGTCAATTCACTGACTAACGCCGTCTTTATCCCGCGTCTCGTCAACACCGCCGTGACCGGTGACGTTTTTACCGTTATGATCAATGCTGTTGCGGGCGAGGGGTCAGCCGTCGTAACCGACGTACTTGAATTGGATGCGGCCACCCGGCAACCTATCGTTGCTACGGTCGACGCTGACGGTTTCAGCCGCGCGTGTGTCGAGGCTCTTCGCATTATTGGGGCCAATATGTTGGCCGCAGATCAAGGGCCGCTCTTCGCCTATGCTGTAACCCGGGGCATACACAATGTTTTCACCGTCGTTGGCCACACCGACGAGGGCGGGGTCAGTCGAGACTGGCTCCGTGCGTCTGGATTCGCGCCGCCTTTCGGTGGTATCCATTACGGGCTGCCTGTCTACAGCGGGCTGCCAGCTCTATCGTCTACCGCCCCTGCCGATGTCTCTGCCTACGTTGACTGCATCGCTCTCACTTCGGCAGCCTTGGTGGCCCATTCTGATCCCGGGATTACCTACGATGACCGGTGGTACCCTTCTTTTTACCAGGGTACGGGCGCCGATACCGCCGAGGTACGGCCCGGACAGCACCAAGATGGAACCGCCGATATGGGCCGGCGCAACTGGGGACAGTATACCTCCAACATGCCTCGGTTCCTTGACTATTACCTTCCTGGCCTGGGTAAATTATTTGGAGCAGATGGCTCTGTGCAACTTGCTTGCACCGTCGCGCGGACCCACTCGGGCTTGATGCCGATCAGTAGGCACTTTAATTATGCCTCAATTGCCCCTTTCTTTTGGATCGAGCCGACTTCTCTCATCCCCCATGACTTTCTTGGGAGCCCCGCCGAATTGAATGGCTCTGGATCATATTGTACCGTCGACGTACCGCGCGAGAAGGCGGGTTTTGAGGATATTACAGCGGCAGGTGCCGCCGACGTTGCGTACTCGGCGTACAACGTCCTGATGCGTAACCCTCGGCCGGCATGGTTCTTTGCTCACTGGCTGAACCACCCCCTCAATGGTCTCGGGGCCATCTCAGTTAGACAACTTGACCCTAATGGGATCATCCACCCCGGTGCGTGCCCCGACCACCCCGATGTTAGAGACCGAGTCGAGGCGGCCTTGCCCTGGACCTCCTTCATGTGGACCCGTGGCCAGTCCCCTTTCCCCGCCCCCGGCGAGTTACTCAATCTCAGTGGGACTGCTGGCTTCATGGTCAAGCACCTGACGTTTGACGATGACGCCATACCGACCCCCGAGCACTTGCCTACTGCGAGGGAGTTTGAGGGCGTGTCCGTTCGTATCACATGCGGACGGCCCATGAGTATTGCTAATGGTACGTCCAACTCGCCTGACTCTACGGCTAGACGAGCTAGGACTCGAGCCGCACGCGAGTTAGCCGCAGCCACCGCCAGGGATCGACTCTTCGGTCGGCCGGCAGTAGCGGAGATGCCGATTCTCACCACCGCTCCCGTTATGCGGACAAAGGTGGCCGCCCCCCCACCCCAGGAGCCGCCACAGGTTTCGGGGGGTGTGAGTGGTTGGAGTCGGGCCGTCCCCGCTGCTGAAAATGGTGTCAACGACGACAGGAATCCGGACGGTGCCGCTGTCCCCGTTGTACCCCACTATAACTCGCANAAATTCCCGGTCGTTGCCCGCCCCCAAGCTGGAGCCGTAATAGGCGGTGGTGCTGCCCCGGCAGCCCCCGGCGCTCCTGCAGCTGATGAGGATGATAACCAACCCCCTCAACCAGTTGCGATCGGTAACNGGAATTAATGGATATTCAAACTCGGATATCTGAATTCGGCCGGATCGGCACATATCTTTTTGGACTCATAAACGGGACTGACTTCATGGATCAAATCAATTCTCACGGTACTTACGTTGCGAAGCTCATCGCTCTCCGCAACTCAATGAGCTCGCTGCGCGAGCGTCACGCACTCCTTCCTGCTGCTGCATCTCTCCTACTTTTGCCTTTCCCTCTACAAGTTGAGCTTAGTATTGGTGATGTTCTTCTTTTATTACGTTCTGCTTTCAATCTGTCTTACGGTACGACCATACAGGCGGCCATCTCTTCAAACGCCATCCCAGAGATCCTAAGCGACAACCTTGCTGGTAGGGCGCGCCGCATCGTCACACTTGTGACGCAGCGACCTGACTTCCGGGAGAAATACTTTCCGGTCAAGAAACACCCCGGCGCTCAGACTAAGGCTAATGTACATCTGGCCGGGCTGGTCAGGTCCGCCGTTGTCTTACATGGGAGAGGGATTATCGGCCGGGTACTACTCGCCACCGCTGGACGGTTGACTGACGATCAGGCATCGTCATTGTTAATTTATGGATCGGGGCTTCTACCAACTTTCGGAGCTCTAGGGTGGGCAATCGCCACGCACATGGTCTTGTACCCGGACGACGCAAAGGCCCTCAACGGTGCTCTTAAGGCTCTGGGGACTAACTCCACCCCCTACGGGTGTCTGCTGGTCGAGGCGAATACCCTACAGGGACGTGGAGTCGGTGCCATCGACATGCGGGAAAAAGCGCGTGAACGTTGCGACCCCGACTTCATCCAGAAATCCGTTGTCTCGGCCAATTTCGACGAGTTGCGCGAGCACGTCCGGGCCGTAATCACGACTGAACTCTCCGGTCGTGACGTCAAGATGCCAACTCTGAGCGATTTCTGGACCTCACGGTGGGCCTGGTGCGTCAACGGTTCAGAGACCGCGAAGTCTGACGAAGTTCTCGGCCTCGACCCCAAGGCGTACAAGCGGACGCACACGCGCTCTTACCGCCGAATGGCTGCCGAGTCCGTACGGGACGAGCCCATTTCAACCTGGGACGGTACCACGTACGCATCGGCGTCACCAAAACTTGAGGCCGGGAAGACACGTGCCATCTTCGCGTGCGACACACGGTCTTACTTCGCGTTCTCGTGGTGTCTTAATGCGGTCCAGAAGGCCTGGAGGAATTCGCGTGTACTGTTGGATCCGGGGATTGGTGGGCACCTCGGTATGGTTAACCGGATCAGACACGCCCAGCGTGGTGGGGGGGTCAACCTGATGCTCGACTTCGACGATTTTAACTCGCAGCATCACACGGTCGCCATGCAGATCGTCTTTGACGAACTGTGCAAGTATATCGGCGCCCCCGACTGGTACCGGCACGTGCTCGTCAATTCGTTCACGCGCACCCACGTGTCTATCGATGGGCGGTGGGAGTTGGTCCAGGGTACCCTTATGAGCGGCCACCGCGGCACCACCTTCATTAACTCCGTCTTAAACGCGGCCTACATCCGGATGGCCGTCGGCGGTCCTTATTTCGACAGCCTTCTTAGTCTCCACACTGGCGACGACGTCTACATCAGGGCCAATACCCTTGGTGACTGTGACTACATACTGAATCGCTGTCGAGATTACGGCTGCCGGCTCAACCCTGCCAAACAGAGTGTAGGATACTATGGCGCGGAATTCCTTAGGGTGGCCATACGTGGCGAGCGCGCCTACGGTTACTTCGCGCGCGGGGTGAGCGGGTTCGTGAACGGTAACTGGACTTCGAGTGACCCCCTGTCGTTGACTGAGGGCTTATCATCAGCCATTGCCTCGTGTCGGACCCTGATCAACCGATCTGGCGACGCATCACTTGCGGATCTGCTCGGGCCGGCGATCCGCTACAGGAGAGGCCTCACCACTAGGCAGACCATTCAGCTGTTGCGCGGGACGCTCAGTCTGGAGGGATCGCCCGTCTTCAACACGAATTACATTATTCGGAACCTACGTGTTGAGGGCGTAGACAAGGAAACGGTTCCGATCGACAACCGGTGGAAACGGTATGCGACTACCGACTATCTCACCGATCACCTATCACCCGTAGAGGTGGAAGCTATACACCTGGCGAAGACCGACCCCGGTCCCCTCATGATTGCCTCGGGCTACAGAAAAGGGCTAAATCTTGACGACAAGGGTACTCCTAGCCAGGTTAGGTTCCGACCTCTACCACCCCGCCTCGCGACGGGCTTCGCTTCTGCGAGCCAGTTGACCGCGCGTCGCGCTGAGCCGGGGTGCCTAGCGAAATATCCCGTGTTGAGCCTCATCGCAGGACGTCTGACCGACGATGAGTTGCGTCACCTCGTGGCCATGGAGGGTGGTAACAATACAACGTCAGACATCAGGAAAGAAGCCTTCGGTGAATCACCCACTAGCAAGAACATCATAGGCTTTCTTTCCTACGCCGACGCCGCTGCGCTAAGTAAAGTTACTAGCAGCGGTAACATCTTCACATCCATCAGCGTCAGAGTATAGTGCTCGGAGTGTGAAGTAGGCAGTCGCTCCGCCCCTTGTGGGCGTGATTCCATTGGCCCCGTATGGGGCAAACTGT